CATTATTGTTGTTGCCACCACCCGGTTACCCCCTCTATCTCTCAAACAAAGAATCCTACACAGGAAAAGTGGTGCCCACCGCCCATTCCTGCATGTTGTCCCAATTGTCCCTAGGGCCCTGTAAGGTTAACTCGCTTGTTCGACTTCGTCCGGAAGTCCAGTAAGGGGGTGTGATGTCAGTGTATCATGTGTGCAGTGCTGTGGCTGAGAATACGATCTCTAGAGCTCATATTCTCTGCCTGGCTTCCTGCGTTGAGTAGATTGCGCAAGGTGGCGTGTGCTAAAGAACTAGGGGTACAACGTGCCGGGCACCTGTGACTGTGTCTGCCACGGGTGGAGTTATCCCATCCTTCAAAGTGCGACGCAATTAAGCGCGCTCCCATGACAGTCCCCTGCACTCGTACGGGTCGAAGTTAATAAACACACGATTGTGCTAGCTTGAATGCGGCGGATATCAGGGTGCAAGCACAACCCTTTCAACTTAAAGCGCCTCCACACGCCCCGCATACCGACTGGGCCCGCCTGATGGCGGGCAAGTGCCGGAAGGAAACTCTCCTTCTTCTTTCCGGCGTTTCAGGGTTTGATCCGTTGCAACGCATCATATAATAAAGGCATATCATCCACTATGCCATCGTAATACGAGTCAATCTCGTTTTCAATCATCCTTTGTTCTACTGCTGAAATGCCGGTGATGTTGGTGAAAACCCTCCTCTCCTGGAAAGTGACATATGGAGCTACCAGATAATCCAACCAAATGCTTTCGTGCAAATGCTTCGCCAACTGAACTCGGAAAGCGTATTGGCCATCTTTATCGTCGTCAAACTCAATGCGATCATCGTCTTCGCACTGTGCGATGTCTCCCATCTTTAGGTACTGTTCGTATGCGTTCCACAAAGATACCACGTCTCGTTCCTCGTCTAACCGTAGCTTCCTCATCATTTCTTCATTGACATCGTCAATAGTCAATTCTTCCTTCGACCACAACATGTACACCCTGCGACTCCACATACCGAAAATCGGTATATTGGCATACATCATCACCTCAGTCAAAGCAGTTGCTTTGGCGGTTTGCGGAAACCTGTCTGATCTGGCTCGATTTGCTACAAATACTTTACCACAAATGCGCTCAGGAGCATGCATTGATCTACAGAAGATCTCCCCTTTGGAATTAGGGAGGGTGTGATACAAGTAGCGACTACAGATCTCAGGTAGTCCGACTTGATCCAAGCTGACGTTGACTCCCAAACTCAGTAACATTCTGTGAGTTTCTGTTACCGGGATACTCGAGCAATACGCCGCAATTTTTGTCTTGGGCCTAATGCCGAGGCCCAAAAGAGCATTCTGGTACTTTGTCATATGGGGGTCGCTAGCTAAGGAACATGAATTGACAATTGCGATGGCATCATCTCCTTCGACGAAAACTCGACGGATAGCGTTCGTAAAACACACAGTATACAAGTACACTAATAACCAGAGATGGATTACGGTATTGATGATCAGGTTGTTCCAACTCGTCTCTGCAGTTCCGGAAAGACGCATCCAGGGGATAAAAGCCTTGAGTATCCCTTCAAACGAATACCATACACCTCGCCATGTTTTGCTTATGTACCGCCAAGGCGAGAACCCTGATGGTGAATGCGGGAACCCGATTGTGCGCGATACATAGCGAACTTCTATTGTTGCACGAAGAGCTCGTCCCAATGAACTGTCCCACGCTTCGCCGTCAAAGCAGAGGTAAAAGGCGATGCCAACTACTTCAACGGTATCAGCTTCAATTCTGGCCTCGTTGATGCGCATGGTCACGTTGTGGAAAGACTTGTGGGACTTGATTGTGGAAATACCGGAGGCTACCCCATCAGCTTCTTGTTCACAGACATAGCGCCCATAGCCTACAGTAAACTGTACTCCTGGACTAATGATCAATCTCGGAACTCCTGGAGTGAAGCCACCGAGATTTTCGGACTTCACAAACATTGACGCTTTGATTGTCTGTCTTCCCTGCATTAAGAAGTCGATGAGGTGCTTTGAATACTCCACTCTCTTCTTCCTCCGTCTTCGTGTTCCAATGTACGTGCTGTAAGACACAGGCACCGTTCTAACAGCAACAACACGGTTTCCATTGGAATCATAGGAGGTGGGAACATTTAGAACATCCATGAACTCACGTCCAACTACTGAAGCTGCGTCGGCCAAGGCTGCGGGGTGCAGATGTTCATACTTCCTGACTGGATGAATGGTTTCTACGAACTGGTCCACCAACCCAATGAGCTCATCAACCATCGAACCCATGCTGAAACGGTTGGGACGATAACGTGCTCTCATGTAACGGCCCTGAAGGGCGCGTATACAATTACAAACGCAGCCGGACATGTGGTACATCCCAACTCCTCTGTAGAATGAAGGTGGGATGGGGGATTTTCCCCCAACTGTATGCCGTCCAAAATACCCACACTTAGGTCGTTCACGAAGGATGGGTCTGGACTCCTGCCACACTTCATGGGCAAACTTTCTTACTTCACTTTTGTACCGCATAGCTCCGTGCTTGAGTTTGGTCGGCTTGCCTGCTGTGGTCCAGAAGGATCCCCAAAGAGGATTGATTCCACTCATCATCCTTGACTCCCGCTCACATCGAAACTGGGTTCCTGATTCTTCCTCAATGGAGTCTCTGACATCGCCACAATCGCGCTCTGGTGAACGATACAACCCTTTTGGCAAGAATTTTCTACAAGTGTCGGCAACTTTATCCCTAACTCTCTTACTCCGTAGAAAAGGATAACCCCCTCCTGGCAATGTACCCCAAACATCTTGTTCACTGCCAACAAGGAAATTGGGAGGGGCATCCAGGGATACAATGTAGTCCTTCAATCTTCCCGGACGTGCCTGCAAACGACACTCACTACCGACCAAGAGATTATTCTTCCGCATAAATGTGCAACAGCTGGAAACACTACTGACAACGTAAGCCCCCGCTGTAGTCGCACAGATACGTCCACCGAGTGCGATAGTTCCGCGACTGCCCCTGAAACCACGGTGTTCGCACCCGAACGCGCCACTGACAACATCCTCCGAACCCTCGAGGCCCACCTCTCGATCCACACCGCATAGCGAATGTCCCGGAATACTACTATTAATATGGTGAATGATTCGATGACCCAAGAAAATGTTACCACCCACCACAGGTCCAATAGAACGTAATCCCAGGACACTATCATCCCTTCCAGCTGCAGCGCATGCCATGCGGCGAAGACCGTCAAATACAGACATGCCAATATCGTCAACCATCGCGCCCATTTCTTTCCTGCGTTTCTTTCTCCCTGGGCGCAAAAGCAGCTCATCTCCAAGAAGAGTGATAATCCTCTGAACATCTCTCCCATCAGCCACCAGTTCCCACCCTCCAACCATTTTTCCCACATTTCTTTTCTTACTCGCTGCCGTCTGCGGACCTGTTCTGCTACCACCGACAACTCCATTGAAGCCACCAAAGTTTGCCAATACTCCGCACCCGTGCTTGGTGTTACGCCTGCTTCTAACCTCACCGCGAGTTCGGCCTGTGCTGCCCGGTCGGACGCGGCCGTAGGATCCGACCCCATCAGAAAAGAATGAGTCAGAAAACGTCTGACTCCCCTCAACAACTCCTCTGTAGGATCGGGACCGGGCAGCTGTGAATTGCCTGGAACTGCTGGTGCTGGTGTGCCAGCGGTTGGCGGAACAGCGGACCCACCGGCGGAGGATGTGGGGCCTGCAGGTGAACGACCTGGCGTTGAACCTCCTGTGGGTGTTGTGGGTCCGTTTGGTCCGGTTGGGGTCTGTGATGGTGGATGGGAAGGGGGATGGGGAAGGGAAGAGGATCCTCCACTCCCTGGAGCAAAAGAATTGCTAGCGCTTGATCTGTCTGCACTGGTGATATGCTGTCCTCCTCTGCGAACTGCGGCCATGTGGTACCATGATGTGCCTATCTGCGAGCCGACACCATCAACATCGAGGATGATCATCTCTGCCTCCGGTTGCCACGCGTCTGGCGGCAACCGAGCTCTGTTGCCTAGTGCTTGTTGGGTTGTGGGTCCGAGCCACCTGTTCACCTCCTCACACTTTGTTGCTGAATGAATGGTCATCTTCCGGTCTGTGATGCCTGCAATGACATCCACCACCCGATCCAACGGCACTGCAAATCTCCCATTTGCCAGTTGCGCAACAAAGCGGTTATACTGCTGGCTTCGGACATTCCACTTGGCCATCAAAGCCGTCTTCCTGGTCATATCACGTAACCCCTGCAACAGCTCATGTTTTGCGGCTCTCCTCTTGGCCTGCGTTCCGCCGGCGACTTTTCCAATGTTTTGCGGATTCTTGCAAAGGGACAGCCCTTTGCCTCCATCGGTCGAAGCGTCCACAGCGTCCACGAGACTTGTCACAACACAACTGTCATACCACGTGGCATTGTAACAAAATTCTTCTCCCAAATCGACATGCCCGACATGTACTGACACGCATTTGCAGAGGCCTCGATTGAACACCCCGGCTAGTGCATGGTCAATACTTCGTCGATGTCTGCGGTTGTAACCCGTCACAGTGGATAAAGTGCATTCAGGAAAGATTTTGCTCATTTCTTCAACAGTAAACATGTTAGAATGCAACGCCTCCTCGCGTGCATATCTTCCACTGAGCTTGGTGATTTCTTTCTTCAATGCCTTCCTGACTGCATCACGCTTGCTGAACACTCCCAAATTTCGATCAATGACAGCTTCTTCATCAACTCCGCCTGATTGGATGACTGTACGCCAACGTGCCTTCTTGTAGTCTCTGGCTGGAGAGGGTACCTGAATACCCAGCCGCGCATTTGTACTGCCTGGCAAGGCAATATCCTTATTCTGATTGAGACGGTGGGCAAAGATCATCTCCTTCTCGGCTTCGGTGAGCTCGGCACTATCGACATTCGCCATGTCCACATCCCACCCAAATTGATCCCGCAAGTTCCACGCGGTCTTCTCGCTGACAGCAATCTGTTTTCCTGCATCGGTGGTCACACTGCTCGGTGGTCCGGGGGATGTCTTCAGTACCAGTCCTGAATTGGACAAACGCTGAGTGTTGCGTGCAGACGAAAGTTCAGAAGCACCTCTGTTACCCAACTCTCGGATGAGTTCGGTGGTCTTGGCTCCGGATAAAGAAGACGTGGACTTCCCATGCTGTTGGAAAAGGGCGCTGTTGTCTCCCCAACCAAGCTTCCAATACGCCTTCTGTTTCCCATCTCCGAACACTGCAGCCTTGGGTCGCTGATGTCCAACGAGACGCCCGTCTGTCTTCTTTCTACGAGCGCTGTCCTTGAAAGCGATTCGTTTGTCAACCGCCTCCTGTTGGAAGTCCCTTTCTCCCAAAGCTCCAGCCTTGCGCAATCTTACTTGATATCCTTTCTCGCGTGTTTCTGTTGTTTTGTGTTTTGATAATTCGATTGTTTTGTGTTTTGATACACTGACACCACTCGATCGTACTCCTACGTAGCTGCTCTGACTCTCATCCGTTTCGTTAGCTATTTTTCTCGACATGATGAGTTTAAGAGGTAGCAGTACCATGCCAGGGCAGAAGAACGCAAAATACTTGAGAACAATAAAAGTGTGAACAAAGTTGTTTGAACAAATTTAAAGCTGATAACCAAATATATGAGCGTCGTACTACGTAGGTGTCTTGACCGTTACGTGGACCCCATCCTCCGCCGCACGAGATGCGTAAGTACTAGACTAGGCACATCAATGCTAACTGCTCGATGAGGGGGTGCTATTTATGCACTGGGGTGCGCTTCGATAGCCCAAAAGCCCAACAGGCCGCCCC